CTCTGTGCTGGAATAATCTTTCTGTTAATAAATCTACTGTCTTTTGATCTACAAAGTTGCTAAGTTGTAGATACTTGCTCTCCTCGAATTGCCTCAATTTATATCTCCGATAGTTTTACCTTTTCAAATTCCCCATCAAATCCGGGCTTTGGCACAAGTATATATTCGTTTATATCCTCAATAACAGTATCACTTGCTACTCGATTACCGCGAACATCATACTTGGGTATGACTAATTCTGCATCTTCTGGATTGATTAGATCGTGCGTGTAATCCGCAGTGTACTCAATATAGGTGTCTGTTCCTTCTTTATTCCATACCATTGTTCTTTCTGGTCTGGCAAATAACTTAACTGATACCAGCTCTTTTGTTGCTGTATTAAATTCAAACTTGAAGGAATCATCATCATTTAGTTGTCTGCCTACAGTAATCGGCATACTGATACCGGGCTTCAATGTCTCAGCCCATGTAAATATGTCTGCATTACTGCCGCGCACATAGACACCTTGCAATCCGATCTTGTTGAAATCAGAATCAAGCATGTCTGATATACGATAGATACTTAATCCTGCACCTAATGGCTGAACTGAATATTCTTGATTGTTCTTGTAGAAAATCTCATAACTCTTGGTAGCGTTTTCTAGATCATAGATATATCGAATAAAGTCTTTATCTATAAGTAAGTCATTCTGTACTCTGGCCGCAAGCGCACTATCTTGTTCTACTGAACATTGATGGATTGTCAGCACATTGGAATCACCAACATCAACACCTATTGCTAGATTGTCATAGGGTAAGTTTTCATTAGGAAATACTGCCTCAATCTGATCTTCCAATGCTTTGAAGCCAGTATCATCTGGACTGTCTTTCCAGTAAACCTTGTTAATAACTTTTTTATCTTCAATATATATTCTAAAAAATATCATGTCGTTGGCCCGTTAATTGTTCCCATATCTATCCATGTGATTGTATTACCATTACTAATGATTGCTTGTCCAGCCGCACCGCCATCCCCGAATGGTGTCCCCGGATTGGCTGTTTGACCTGCTTGCCCTCTGCCACCACCATCCGCGCCTTCAGCGACTGGTTGAAGTGGGCCGGGTATGTTTATGTTTGCCGCACCGCCAGCACCACCTGCTGTTGGTGTCCCATTACTGCCAGCGTTACCCGGATATGTACCGCCAGAACCTGCCGCGCCACCTAGTCCAACATTAGTGCCAGCACCACCGCCACCACCTGAACCACCTGCGTTTCTAGGTTGTGGGGGATTTTTAGGCCCCGGCTGAACTGTCCAACCAACAGAACTACCACCACCACCGCCGCCACCGCCGCCAGCAATAGTACCGCCTGTGTTATCAATAGTAACTGGGAACTGCAATGCTAACGCTCTACCACCTGCTTCACCATTCATTGATGAATCGCGTGCGGCTGGGGATGGATTACCAGCTCCACCATCACCACCTTTACCTATAATCAAACCAGTATTAACAATCTTTACTGTATCACCAGATGCAAATGCACCTGTTCTTAAAGATGCGACAGTTCGGCTATCTGAATAAAGCGTACCTGAATTGTTGTACACAACATCAGTTATTCCAGCACTGTACGTTGGATCAGCACTAGCTAATGTGTAAATGGTTACTCTAAGTGCTGTGCCTGTATTGTTAATTACAATGGGTACTCTATTGGTAGAGCCATAGAACTCGCCTACTGCAATCTCACCTGACGTTGGAATAGGGCCACTGTCACCTGTTGTGCCGGGGGGAACATTACCACCGCCAGCATAGTATTCAGATAAGTCGATGGGGTTTGTTCCACCGAACTCAGTCTGGATGTCATCCAGTGATAATGGGCCACTTGAAGGTATAGCCATATTAAACTGTTCCGAATGCTGTTACATCACCGACTACTGTTAGATTACCCGAAGCATCCAGCTTCATCTTATTTGTTCCACCAGTAGCAAAATATAATACGCCTGCTGATTCTGTAATAGTCCAATCACCTAGGTCTACTGTTGTTGCATTTACTGTAACGAATGTTGGACTATCGTTTGGTTGAACTGCGCTATCAGCTAATGTTCCTTGTGCCGCAGTGGCATAATCAGTTGATGCAGTTGTAGCCGCAGTACCTAAACCTAGATTAGTGCGTGCAGTTGCGGCATCGGCTAGATCAGATAAATTGTTAGCGACTGCCGCATAGTCAGTAGATGCAGTTGTAGCGGCTGTACCTAAACCAAGGTTTGTTCTTGCCGCAGATGCGTCACCTAGATCAGATAAGTTATTAGCAACAAGTAAAGCACCAGATAGTGAGGCATATGCCGCTACCCATACTGAACCTGTATAAACTTTCATCACGCCATCTGTGCTGTTGAAGTATAACGCGCCTGCAACCAGTGCATTTCCATCATTGTCGAGCGTAGGATCACTGGCCTTTGTACCTAGATAACGATCATCAAAGTTGTCGTATGCCGCTAATGTCTGATCTCTAGCTGTCTCTGCCGCAGACTGTGCCGAAGCCGCAGATGACGCATAACTAGAAGCATTGCTCTCAGATGTTGACGCATTTGATGCAGATGTTGCCGCATTAGATGCCTCAGTTGGCGCGGCTATGATCGCGGCTATATCAGTAGCACAAGTGTTTATATCAGCAATGTTAGTCGCTGTTGTATTGACGCTTGCGATATTTGTAGCCACTGTACCTATATCTGTTCCATCAGCCGCTACAGTATTGATATTAGTTTCATTGCCAGCAACCGATGTAACATTTGCGCTTATTCCTGCGACTGTATTCACATCTGCTATGCTTGTGGCCACTGTGCCAATATCAGTGCCATCTGCCGCTACTGTGTTTATATTGCTTGCATTGCCTGCTACGGATGTAACATTAGAACTAATACCAGCGACAGTGGTGACATTAGAACTAATCCCTGCGACTGTCTGAATGGCGTCTGTGGCATCTGTGCCATCCTCGATGTCTGCCAGTGTGGCAATATCAGTGGCAACATCAGCTAATGTAGTGACATCAGTGCTATCCGGGCCTGCTTCTGGATCACCTGTAGTGCTATTGAACTGTAGGTATTTACCTAGTCGATCTGCTTTGGCTGGCATTACAGCGCTTGTGAACTGATCGAATGAGTCATAACGCAATGATCTAGCTAGTTTTTCGTCTAGCTGTTGCAACATAACTACTTGGCTATCAAGCTGTTCATTCAAACTGCTGGCTAATAAATCACCACCTGTTACGAAATCAGTTGTTCTTTCTAGGTTTCTAGCACCAATGATAGTTAATACATCGCTGGATATTAGCGCTGTACCACTACCTGTGCCTGTCAATGTGATTGAACCAGTGCCGTTGGCATTGATCGTTACAGTGTAATCTGTAGTCAATGTGAGCAATGTGGTGTTCTTGTAAACCGCCACGTCTGTCTCTGTGAGTATCTCAAACGAGAACGCAAACGGGCCTAGTCCAGTATTGCCTGTAAACTGAACCCTTCTTGTCACATCGTTTATATTGTAATCAGCCATAATATATTCCTGTTTGTACGCATTTTATACAGTTTAATCTCTTTCTTCTAGTATGTTAGTTAAATCTGGCGCTCGCCTTGGCGCCCTATCACCCGGAGACCACCAGTATCTTTGACCGCGCTCTCTTAATAACTTTCTTTCTTTGCGCCTTACTTTACGCTGGTACTCTGGATCTGCCCATTCATGTAGCCTATCGGCTATCTGCCTTTGTCCTGCAAGTCTTATGTACCATAGACTGCTGCCGGGCGTGTATCTTTCAGCGAATCTAATTAATTCAGTTGCAAACTTGGTTTCTTCGCCTTGTGCTAATTCAGCGATGTTGCCAATAGTAAGTTTTATGAGATCATTGACACCACCTGCTACTGGACCACCAATAGTAGTTGCTAGATTGCTGCCGTATCTATTGTTTGCTGCATATAAGAAGTCACCAAATATAGCTAATCCACCGCCTTGCAGTAATGCAGCACCCCAAAAACTTGCATCTGTCATCGGCATTGGATCTTTACCTTTTGCCATTTCTTTTAACTGTATAGCGAAAGCGCCCATTAAAGTTGTACTTATAATTAAGTCTACTAGATACTGCGCTCGTCTTTTCTTACTTTTCTGCTTTAATCCACGCATAATATGAGTATTGAATACAGTGACACTAAAACTTTTATACATAGCAAAACTGTTCAATATCTCCGATCTGACTGTACCCCCGGCTGCATCACCCTGCAAAAATGCTCTACCTCTTACATCTACGGATGGTACTGCTCGCTGGCCTTCTTGGTTAATCATTGATAAAACTTTAGTGGCAAGTTTAGTTGATAATGCTTGCGGTATATCTGTTCTATTCTCTAATCTGGATGTGTCAAAGTATGTAGCGCCTCTATATTCTTCCAGCTCAGTTGTTCTAATTACTTCCCAAGAATCTTTGTCTATTCCATAACGCTCTAATGTTTCAGCAAATCTAGGATTAGCTGTTTTAACTTCATCTAAGTTTTTATTTGATAGGTCAGCAATCGTGCCTAAAAACTCCATAGCGAATGATCTTTTCCC